ACCTTATCCCACGCCTGTTTTGCGAGTTCAGGGCTGTTACACATCACCGGGTCAACCTCAATGTGGTACCAGTCGCCGCTCTCAAATGTGCCAGCAATCCAACTGCCTCGACTGCATTTCCAAGATCGGTTTAACGCGTAGTCAATGACAAGTTGAATGCCTAATGTGTCTGCGTGTTCAAGCAATTTGATCATGTATGCCAGCGATATTTTGCGGCCGTTTTGTAGACCCTTCTTTTTTTCTGACTGCCAACGGTACGACAAATCTACTGCGACACCTTTTGCATGGTTTGACACGATGCCGGGTTTGCCTCGCACATCGCGCACAACCCATGAGCCGTTATTCCATAGCGAATTTTCTGAATGCCTGACGCATCGCGATAACCACAAGTCCATGCCTGCTAGTGGCCGTGTTGCAACTGGCGCTGCGTTAACTGTGTAGGGCTTCATGGCACTGGCGGCGGTGGTGGAGTAGGTTTTTTGCTAATGCCGTTTGTTGCAACTAGTCCTGATAGTGCACCTGTGAGAAACACGCTGATCGTGCTGAGTAGGTCAACAATCTTTGAGTCGAGTGGCGCTAATTCTGTCGGAAAGTTTGTGAACAGCATGCCGTATAGCAGGCCGATAACCATGATGCTGAATGTGACCGCCATGATCACACCCACTGTCACTATCAGTCTTGTGTGTAGTTGATCATTTTCTAATTTCGCACCTGTCGGGCGTAACATATTCACACACCTCTTTCAGTTCGTAGTTGGTTTTTGTTGTCGTACATGATGCCAATATTAATGCAATAAATATCATTCGTAAGGTAGCCATGTCTGCGTGTCCTCGTCCCAATATGTGTATGGCGGTGGTGGTGGTTGTGGCGTTGGTGGTTGCCAAATGTCGTTGCTGTCTAATGTCCACGATGCATACGGTTGTGGTGCAATAAAGTTTTGTTTGACTGCATCGTATGTGTAGCCGATACCGGCATAGTTTTTGCCTGCGGTGTTAATAAATGTTTCTGCCCATTCGCCGCCAAGTAGATCGTGTGCGAATTGTGCGCCGTCTGCTATGTCATCACTAACAACAATCACATTTGTGACTAAGTCGTTGACTATTTGTGCGTAGTATGCCATTAGAATGTGATCGTTCCGCTACCAGTAAATGTGTAAATGTGGTATCCGCCTGCAGTGGTTTGAGTAGGTGAACCTGTAGTCGATGCTGCAAGTGTGAAAGCGTCTGAGTATCGAATGATGACAATGCCTGAGCCGCCGTCAGTGCCCACATTGCCGTCCCAGTTGCTACCGTGACCGCCACCACCGCCGCCTGTGTTTGCGCTGCCTGCTGTTGGCCCGACACCTGAACCTGCGCCCGTCCCACCGCCACCCAGCCCGCCAGCGCCAGGCGTTCCACCACTGCCACCACTGCCTGACCCGCCACCACCGCCGTAATAAACACTGCTACCCGAAATTGTGTTCGTGACACCTACGCCACCAGCCGACCCGTTTGCTGAACTTGATGCAGTCCCTACCGCACCAGCACCGCCGCCACCGCCACCGTTCGTATATGTCGCACCGTCTGTACCGCCAGCGCCACCGTCATTACCTTGAAATGCCGTACCTGAACCAGCAGCATTTGTAGCAGCATAACCACCACCACCCGAGCCACCATTGTTACCATTTTTTCGTGGCGCATCATTATTATTTGAACCACCAGCACCACCACCAGTCGAAGTGATCGTGTCGAATACAGAGTTAGCGCCGTTTGTGCCTTGCAAATTTGCTGTCGCATTTTTTGCACCACCAGCACCAACAGTCACAGTCAGAGAAACACCAGCAGTAACACTTAACTCAGACTCAACCGTCCCATTTTTACCCGTGTTCGTTACAGTGCTTCGAACACCACCAGCACCACCACCGCCGTTTGAAGATGAGCCGCCACCGGCAACAACTAAATAACCGACTGCGCTTGGTGGTACCGGTGCGACACCGACACCTGCAAGTATTTGCATAAGTTACGCCGACAAATTACCAACGACAAACCATGTGTTTGTGTCAGTTTTAACGCATGTTGCTACCGAGTACTGATCTTTTAGTTTAAGTTTTGCGCCACTCGAATTGAGTGTCACACCAGCGCCAGCAGTAATAGTTACTTGACCTGCACCAAGTTGTGCAATATTGATCTGTGTGCCGATGCCGTAGGCGACCGATGAGTTTGGTGGAATAGTTAAAGTGTTAGCGCTTGCATTTGACACAGTAATTAATTTGCCGTCATCAGCAAGCACTGTTGTATAACTTGCGCCAGTCTGCGCGTTAATAGCGATCATTGCTGTTGCTAGCGCGTTTTGCTCGGCTGCAGTGAGCACCTGTGATGCTGTAAAAACCTCTCGTGTTGCCATAAGTCTCCTTAGATTACCCTAAAACATTTGTTGAATCAATGATGCCATAAACAGCGTCATCAAGTATTAATTCATAGACCAGTGTGGTAGGGCTTGTAAAGTATTCGACTCGGTGACCGCTCCCTACCGTAATTGTGTGCTCGACACCTTCTACGGACAATTCTTGTGCCAGTTCGGTTGTGCCAGCGCCACTGGCAAATGTTTTTTCAATGGCGATTGTGTCGCCTATGTCAATGATTGCCACTGTGTCGCGTTGCGCGTTAGTTAATTTGTTTAAGTTTGTGGTCAAAGATGTGTAGCGCGCCTCAGGCTCAGGGTTTAGCAAATAGGTTGCAAGTGTTTGTGCTGCCGCGTCATTATGTAACAGCGACTCTGTGATGCTGGTTGTTTGGATAAAATATTTTGCTTGACTGGCTGCATCGTCTGCGACCTCTACCGACCCACCAATGATGCTGACGGCCGCGCGATTAACTACCTGATCTGCCTCGAATGTGATGCCTACACCGTCATACGGTATGTTTGTGCCGTCATCGTGGAAGTCTGCAACCGGGTTTGACAATGTGTTGCCTATGCGTGGTTGAAATGTTAGGTCGCCGTTACGCGCCATAAACAGTCGACCCTGTTCAGCGAGATTGATTGCCGAGCAATATTGCAGTGTGTTTGTGCCAGCGTCAACCGTAAACGGTGCACTGCCGCCAAGTGTCTGCGTGCCTGTACTGATAGCGCGCTGTCCGATAGGAAAGTCAACTTCAGGCAGATCAAGCACTGCCGATAGTCGAGCGCTACTTAACTCCTCGCTGACATTAAATTCTGCCAAAAATGTTTGTGCCAGCAAATAAAAATCGTCTGCGCAATACACCGTTACTGTGTCAATACCGCCAAGCGCAAAATTGTAGTCGTAATTGACGATGTAACCCACAAACAAATATTCTTTAACATTGATATCTGAGTAGCGTGCCAGTCGTACTTTGCGCATAGGCGCTAGACCCGGTTGCGCTGTTGTTGCGTCATAATACGGTGACTGCGTATCGAATGGGTTAAATATGCCTGTGGTGTCAAGCATGTTGAATGTCATCGTGCCTGCACTGAACTGGTCGCCTACATCGCGCCGACCTCGCCGCACCGTGATTGCGTCAATGCCTGTAGTGACATCAGCAAAATTTGTTGTACCGTCAAGCACATAAGTTGTGTTGTTTAGCACACCAGCCACCGCGTCATCAAGTATGAATGCGTCTTGCACAAACCCTGTGTCAATTTCTAGGCTGTAATTACCAGCGCCGACAACCGCTGTGCCAGCCATTATGCAACCTGTATTTGTGCCGGGCCTGCAGACCTGTTGTAAGCGCGTATTGCGTTAACAACTGCCTGACCGATCTCGGCGCTAGTCGAGAGACCGCCAGTGACATTGACCGTCACACCGCCACCCATGCCACCCATTTGCGACAACGGGATTATTGCCTCTGGGCCTTTTTCGCCAACCATTGCCAGCGTTGGTCGCGTCACTATGCCACCGTCAGCAAAACCTGGAATGTTTATGCCACCGATGTCAAACGACCCAATTGCATCTTTAAGTTCTACTAGTTTACGCAAACTGCCGATAAGTACACCTAGCGGCCCTGTGACAATCATGATGCTGTTGCCGAACATGTCGAATGCGCGCGACATTGCATTAAATTTTATTTCTAGAAACACCATTGCTGCAGTGAGCGCAACTACTGCCGCTGCCACGATCACAAATGGGTTTGCGCTCATGGCGATATTTAACGCAACCGTAGCAATTTTAGTTAGCACAAGTGTTGCTTGATAAATTTTCATAGCAACATTGGCTGCGATTACCGCTGTAGCCACCGCACCGATAACGCCGACCATAATTAAAAACACTCTGGTATTTTCCTGAGCAAAATCTGCAACAGGTTTCATAATTGTTAACAGTTTTTCTAACACTGGCAACAACGC